GTAGACGAAGGATGGCTCCCATCCGGTGTCAGCGAAGATCATGTAGTCCGGCTTGTGTTTCGTCAGTCCTTCCTGGGCCATGAGCGCCAGACAGGATGACTGAACCCCTGCCCCGAGTGATAATACCCGCATGGTTGGCTCTCTTTTCTTTCCTTCCTCGTCAAGGTACTCCGGCTCCTTCGTAGCGGCCACAGCGGCCATATTATTAAGACTCTTTTTAGTGATTTTAGTAGACATCTCCTCCAAAAGCTTGCGCCTTTCGAATTCCATTTGTTCTTGATTGATTGCAAATCCATGCTTCACTCCATCTTTTCGTTTCTTTCCTTGGTCTCGGTACCCTGGTTTTTTAGTCTCTACCATAAGTTTCCTTTGTATGACATGATTTACATAATTTTTGGTAAATTACCACGTTATAATGAAATTGACACCAACTTTCATCAGCCTCCGCACCAAAAGAGGAACAAGCAGAATCTGGAAAAAGATCTTCTTTCCAAACATTCTCTCTCCATTCATCAAAAATATCATTAAAAGGTGTTACATGATGAACCTCTATTTTTTTATGGCATTTACATTTATCACATTCAAAAACTGAATCACTACCAAGGTATTCATCCGTTTTTAAAAATTTTCTTAAAAAATCATCACGTTGGTTTTGAACCAAAAATCTAGCTGTTTTCTTTTCATTTAATGTATAGTTTGTGGTTGCCGCACCAAAACATGTAAAAATACGAGAAGGACTAATCGGAATTCTATCTTGATTTCTAGCTTCTAATTCAAAAGTAAGATTTATAATTTCATTACTAAGAAACTTACACCCCCAATCCTGGGGCTTATCCCCTCTAAACACCTCATATAATGTTTTTTCGTCATTTGTTAAATAGTTATTATATAAAGATTTCACATGAGATTGCTTAATTAGTGTTTCTTCAGTGAATGTAATATGATTGTCACGACCTGGTCGTTTAATAGAGTAAAGTATAGAATTAAAATATTCTTTTGCATCTTTTTTATGTTTAAAATCTTTTCCTAAAATATTAGTATATTTCATACTATGTACCCGGGTTTTCTGCTATTATTCATAGTTTTTCAGTTCTCTCAGTGTCTGGATTATTTTTTGCGTATAATACACGTCTTCAGCATAAATTGCAAGTGTCCTAGCTAACTTTTCCAGGTCCACTAAATCATTGATATACTGTGCCATTCTTTCCTCTCTAAAGTCATAATAGTGATGGAGATTATTTAATAAGTCAATATAGTAGGATATGGATTCGCATTTGGTCTCAAAGATCCTAAGCCCCCAACTCGCATTAGGTTTATTAAGGGGTTTTATTTGGTCATCTGATGGGTCAAACGTGCGAATCCCTAATAAATTATTGCCCTCTATGGCAAATCTACTTCTACCCCATTCAGACTCATGAATGGATTGCGCTATAACTAAATCTACTGGAACTCTATTCCATTCATCTTCCAATGAATTTAAATGCAATGTGCATGCTGTTACATCCTCAATAAATTCTTTATTATTGGTGTAGTCCATTTCTGGATTGAAATTAAAACAAATCAATAGTGACGCACACAACCAGTTCATCCACCCCAACTTTCACCGAGCTCAGTATCCACTTTGGATGGAACTACTAGCTCAACACAATTCTCCATGATTTCCTTAATCTGATTTGCTTGTTTTTCATTTTTGACAGAGCAATCCAATTCATCATGGACTTGTATGAGAGGAATAATTCCCAGTTCCTCATATATATCCACCATGGCCTTCTTGGTTTGATCTGCAGCTGATCCTTGAATCAATCTATTTAGCGCCTTATAGGTATATGCTCTCTTAATTGCCATCCCATACTCTGTTTGTGCTTGATTTAGTGGTAATGCCTTGTGTACACCCCAAGATGTAGGTTCCCATAGATCAAATCTACATTTACGACCCAATAAAGTACGAATAACGCCTTTATTATTGGCACGATTCATAACTGCTTCCAACATACCCTTCATAAATGGTACTTTACTGTGGAAATCCTGTAGCATTAATTTAGCTTCTTGTGGTTCCATATCCAACTCTCTGGCTAATTTATGATATCCCATTCCATACATTACTCCTAATCCTATGGTCTTGGCTAATTTTCTTTCAACTCCTGCCATATCTGCTGTTTGTTGATGAAAATCCAGATCAGTTTTTTGATAGGCCTCTTGGACTTCTGTTGATCCCGGTTGCTCCACGAGCTTAGCAAAATGAGTCAAGAGTCTTGGCTCTTGTTGCGAGTAGTCCGCTTTAAGCCAATACTCCCCACTCTCCGGGATGAAAAGTTTCCTAATATCCTGTGCAAACTGACCCCTACTTGGAATCTGTTGCAAATTAGGATGGTTATAACTAAACCTACCAGTGACAGTACCTCCACTATCAGACCTAATTTGGTTAATGTGGGCATGTATTCTCCCTTGATTATTGTGATTTAATAAACCATGAAGGAAAGTCCCTCTTAGCTTGTTCAATTCCCTCGCCTGCATAATTAATCGAGGTAACTCATGTGGATGGTCTGTTAGGAACATCTTAGTAAATGATGGAGAATTAGTCTTCTCTGTTCTTTCATACGGAAGGTTTAAGGCATCAAACGCCTTAGAGATGGATGCAGCAGCCCATATTTCTATCTTAAGTCCAGTAAGGTCCTTAATTCTCTTCAATAACTTTTTTTCTTTGTTCTTGAAACGTTCTATTAGATTCACTGCGCTGTGGGTATCTACACGCACACCTTTTTTAGTCATTTGAAAAATAACATTGATTAATCGACATTCTATGTCATATACTGTCTGAAGATTATCTTTTGTAATTTCCCATGACAATTTCTCATGAAGCTTTAATGTTAACCTCGCATCTTTTTCAGCGTATTCTCCAACAAATTGTGCCGGTAATTTGTACATTTCATTCTTCGGGTCTACTCCAAACGCATCTGCGGCTTCTCGTAATTTTGTTTCATTTTTTCTCTCCCCTAGGTATTCTCCTGAAATACTATTTAGGGTATAAGAAAAACGATTCTCATCAATGAGCGCCATGGCAACCATTGTATCGTGTATTCTTCCCTTGACTTCTATTCCTACTGTTGAAAGCCAACCAATATCGTACTGCGCATTATGAAACACTTTATCAATTGAACCGTCTTCACATATAGACTTAACATATTGTAAGACTTTCTTTTCATCCATATTTCCCCCACCTTCATGAGCGATAGGATAATATCCAGTAAAACCATTGGATGATACTGCAATTCCAATAACTTGTCCTCTTTTGGTAGGCCATCCTGGTCCTTCCTTAATTAACTCCGGATCGCATGTCTCCAGATCAATTGAAACTTTATTATGTGTGCTCAGATCTGGGAAAGTAGTAGGTGCCACCCATTCTGAATTAATTTCCTTGAACATATCTTTCATCATTATTTCTTCTCCTTGTTGAATTTCTTAATATATGCTAATGTTTTTTCCCCTCTTATAGTTCCTTCATCTTTTTCTTGACCTAGAATATTATCGGGATCGTTTAACTCTCCCGCAATGGCCATATAGGCAGAACCATCCAAATAATCATCCTTGTTGAATTCTCCCATGGTTGAACGGGATATTTTTACTAACACCATCATTAGTGCCACATCCCCCGGACTAATTTCCTTAAAGGGTTTTAATTTATCATCCAAAAATACACTCCATAAGTCAGAGATTTGTGAATGATTTTTATAGGCATCTCCGTGTTGCTCTTCTCTGTTATTAGAAATAAGTTTCTTTGCTTGTTCTAAAATTTCTTCTTTTTTCATATTATGAATCCTCCTTCACGTTGTGGCTGTATTATATGTAAACTTTCCTTAGTACGTGTAACACCCACATAAAATACACGTGACTCGTCATCTGGATTCTGCTCCAGTGATTCTTGGGTCTTGCGCGTAAGGTCAGTGAGAAGCATTACATTTTGTGATTCCCCTCCCTTAGCTGCATGAATAGTGCTTAAATTTATTTTAGGATCGTCTATTTTAGATCCATTTCTTTTTTCTATGGCTCTTAAATATTCCTTATCCCTATTTCCTACTTTATCAAAAGCAATATCCCAAGGTCTTCCGGATACCAATAAACCATGATTCATTACTAAATTTTCTACATCATATTTTATTTTGTCATCAGCAGTTCTTAACTGTTTATGTCCATGAGCAATGCCAAGTTTAGTTGACATATATGAGTAGATACTTTTAACAGCTGGCAGGTCAATTTCCTCGCCTTGTTCCAATGCTCTCCACGCCTGCGTGGCTTCTAATAATTTCTGGGATATAGGCAATCTATTATTTCTCTTATATAATAATCCTTCTGTTCTTATCTGTCTTTCTAATTCATCTAGAAGATAATTTGTTCGTGCCATGACAAGCCATTCCCCTTTTCGTAAGTCAACTCCTTCTGGAAAAGCATGGTATCGTATTTGTCCCATGTAATCTCTTCCCTTCCATTGTTTTAATCGTCTGTTTCCTACCCTACTAATAATATTACTAGCCATTTTGTGAACCAATCTAGGACAACGGTATGATTGTTCCAATGTAGTTATTTTATTAGCTTTCATATTTATAAAATGTTCAATGTCAGCACCCGCCCATCTAAAGATAGCCTGGTCATCGTCTCCACTTATATAAATAGTCTTGGCTTTGCGCCAAGCACGGGCAGCAACTTTCCATTGTAATTTGCTCAAATCCTGTGCTTCATCAATAAAAACTACATCTAGGTAAGGAATTTCACCACTAGTTAAAAACATTTCTAACATATCAGTAAAATCCAATACTTCTCTCTTGGATTTGTATTCCTCCAGTGATCTTTGGGCCCTTAATAATGCATGCCATGATACATCTAAATTTGATTGATTATAATGATCAACTAAATCCAGGCATTTCATTCTAGATAAATTTAATTCTGTAAGAAATTTGTTATCAGTTGTAACAATTCCTCCTGCATCTGAACCATCAGTTACGGATCCTAAATCCATTCCGTAGACCATAGAAAATTCTTTGTAATTGTCCCGAGACATAACTTCAGAAGTTGTCAAGCCTAATTGTAGAAAAGCAAGAGAATGTAAAGTCCTGAAAAATGGCAATTGTTTGTCGTTTAATTTAAACTTAATTTTAGCCCTTTCTTTTGCCTCATTGGCTGCCTTCTTAGTGAAGGCAAAAAATCCTATCCTATCCGGCGATGTTCCTTTGGATAGCTCCTTTTCCACAAGTTTTAAAAGATTGTGAGTTTTTCCCGTACCAGGAGGCCCTAATATGATGTTAATTTTTGCCATGAAAATCACACCTTCCGTCTGGGTATACATATAAAATTTCTACACCTAATTGTTTTTGATAGTCGCTAAGAACTCTACAAATACGAGTGCCAGGCTTCCATGTCTTTCTAAAAGAAACGGTCTTGGCATCTATTAGTCTTGTCTTTCCTGTTATTTTATGAGTAGCAGTAAAATCATATGGAGGATTGTCTTGGGTTCTCCACGATATAAAATAATCTTCACCTGTCATAAAAGCTGCAGCTAAAAGTTCATTCTTCATGCCTTTTGCTATTTTTTCATTAGGAATTTTAAAACGGGGCACTTTCCATCTCCTTTATATCAAAATCTGAATCTTGTTGCTGGTAGGCAGGAATACACCATGTATTCACTCCTCTTCCTTTGATCTTAAAGAATTTACTTTCTCCCTTAAGATCTCTTAGTCTTGCCACAATTTGACTGGTGTTGTAATGGGTGAATTTTTTTCTTATTAAATAATCCTGTAAATCATTCAATCTGAAATAAGTCTTTCCATCTTCAGTCCATGGTTTATGTAGTAGTAATTCATTTTTATCTAAAGCCTGCGCCCGATCAGTGCAAAATTCCTGGAGGTGAACCTCAAACTGACCAGCCACAGACCCGTCACTTGATACCTCAATTTCAATAATATTACTCATGAGGTTTCTAAGTGTTTCTTGCCAAACTGACGATTTAACCAATGGGAAAGGATAATTAATCACATCCATACATCGTCGCTGGAATTTTTGTTGCATTTGCAAATCTTCCGTGGATAATTCTAATCTATGATCCTCTACATCTAAAAACCATATAGGAGGATCAGTACACAATTTAGATAGAGAGCCAAATTGTGGAGATACGTTATTAGAACCAATGCCAAATTTTCTGGTTTTGCAGACAGATGAATTACAAAAAGAAACTATTGGCTGTTCTTGACATCTATAAGCATAATCTTTTTTTTCTAATTGTTTTATAACTGTTCCTACCTCACCATAAGGAAGAGGAGGTTGCATATAATTTCTATTGTATTCTTCTATTAAAGTTTTCCAATTCTCTGGATCAAATTTTCTTAAATAAACCCCTATATTAAATAATCCATTATTTCTAGTCCCTTCTGGAAATCCTTGAGAGCATAAACTTTGCAAGCAAGGAGGACCATCTTTTATAACATCCTTAGAATCAGATAATAAAATACTATCTATATTTTTAACAACATGCTTTTTATATAATTCTATAAATTCTTCATAAGTGGAATTCGTTCCATCATCATTGACAGCACATCGAGAAGTATTTTTATAATTGTAGTATGGTAAATTTAGAAAATTACCAAGATCCCCCTTCTCTATTAATATACTAGATTGCTTAGGAAATATTTCAGCTGATGAATGACCAAGAGTTGAGGAAATGGCCCTTAATTTTGAACGAATTGTTTTAGCGGCTATGGGCTTCTCTACAAATAAAAATAGATGAGCGCCTCCACTTTTAGATTTACAATGTATTAAAGGAAATTTTAGTTGTCGTATTTTATGTATTAATTTTTTATGGTCAAGGGGATAGGTATCAATATCAATACACCCCCAAATTACAGTGTTGTCTGCTCGAATAGGAATAATGCCAAGTGAAGGACCTTCTCCCTTAAGATGATTTTTCCATAATTCATTAGTAACTTCGTTTCTAACAATATAGGACTTGCCTTCTTGCTTACCGTCAGCACGTTCTCCATCGGATCGGTGCTGACCATAAGCCACGTCTAGTCCTTCAAATATAGATTTGAATGTTTCCACTAAATCCCCCAGAATGTAAAGACATACCTTAAAACGGTATGTCTTCGTTTTCTTTCAAATTGCCTTTAGGTTGTGGAGCCTCTTTTACAGGTTCCCCTTCAGCAATGGGTTTAGCTTCTACATCTCCTCGTGATGCAGCAGTAGAAAATGCTTTCGCCTCATTATAAAGGTTAACATCCTCAACTTGACCAACTTTCTCAACTTGATAACCAAACCAACTACCACGATCATTAGATTCACTAACAGTAGTGAGCCTATAAATCATAGAGTATGTTGGAGGTGTGAACATCCCAGATGGACCCTTAACTTTTTGAGTCAACATCAAACTGTTCCAACGTCTACTCTTCTTTAATTGAGTAGAAGTCATACTTATAACAGCCTGTGCATAAGTTCCATCTTGATCCACTGTTAAAACATAGTGGTACGCCGTTGTTGCGATGTAGTTTCCATTAGGTAGTACATCTTTGAACGTCGCTTGATCACGTTTTGTTTGAGACAAAATACCACTATCGGCATCATGTGCTTCCACAAAACCTCCACCTTGTTCTCTTGGTTTCCATTCAACGTATCGTAGTTGATACAATACCGGAACAACATCTATATAATCACTGACACCTTGGGTAACAGTATTATAGAATTGTCCCACCTTTGCTCCTTCAACATGTTCCGCTTTTGATGGATTCAACTGCGGACTATTAGATTGAAGAATATTGATGTAAGGAATAGCAATGTCCCTTGATAAATCAAGATTGCCAAATCCACTAGCATCTTTCGAGTCACTAGCAAGAACTGCTAGATCTAGTTTTGCCGCTTTCGCGACTGCTTGTATTTTTGCCATATGGCCTTTCTCCTTTAGTCTTTAATCGTTGTTTTTTGTCCGACGTAAGCACCTAACAAATCCATAGGCAATTGCTTACCTGCTTCATGTTGCTCACGTATAAATGCGCGAAGAGTGGAAGGTTCTACCCATTCACGTTGCGAGGATTGATAACCTTGCTCATTCAAAGTTTCAATCAGTCCTCTAGCTTTTTCATCTTCATTCCTCCCAAAGCTGCAAGAGACTTGGTTCTTTACTAAATCACCAAATCCGTTGTTCCTTAACCAGGTATAAGCTGCTTCTTTTTTATCAGCTTTGATAGAAGCGCCATAATAGTTTCCTACTTTTAAATGTCTTCCATCTGCTAGTTTTAATTCTGATAAACCTACTTCTGCAAAAAGATTAGGCAAAACATTTTCTGATAAATGTTTTCTATACTCTTTTTTCTTTTTTAATTCATCTTCAATTTTATCAATTTCTTGATTAGTATCTGCAATATCATTTGCCACGGCTCCAATCCTACCCATGTTATCTTGGGTAGTAGTTCCGGCATCTTCTGCCATTTGTTTAATTAGATTATTCATTTCTTCCTCTCAAATCTATTTCTATATCATAGTACATTTTTTCATCGCGGTCCCACTTTAGGACTTTGAACCGACCGTTGTTGTTTTCTGAAACAATCGCTCCGGCAGCTGCTATTATAGCAGGATCTCCCATTAAAATCAAGTAGTCATTTTCGTTGAAATCCTTGAGTTCTTGCTTTAACTTAAAAACCATTGGCCCAGAAGAGAGAACAATTTGTCTATTGTCAGGAAGACATACTTTTAATTCGCCAAACTTTTCAGCGGATCTGATATTTCTTCCCATCTCTTGTAAAATATATACAGTCATATTTTTATTTCTTGACTTGCATTATACATCATGATATAATGTTTGTCAAGTAGAATTAAGAATGTATAAATTTAAGACAGAACCATATAAGCATCAGCGTGATGCATTAGAAAAATGCTGGGATAAGGAAGCCTTTGCTATCTTTGCCGAGATGGGAACAGGTAAGACTAAAATAGCACTGGATAATGCCT